TCTTTCCCTACACGACGCTCTTCCGATCTCACGTTCAGCACGATCATCTCTTTGGGCCGCACGATCTTGGTGCCATACAGCACAAATCCCTTCACCGCGTCGGCAAACCGTTTTTCCGGGCGGTAGGGTTCCACATGGGTCAGCGGGTTGGCAAACGCCACAGCCCGCTGGGTGCGCAGCATGATATCATGGCCGTTGTCGCTGTTGCGGTGGCAGTTGTTGGACATTTTCACGATCACGTTGTCATACTGCCCCACACGCCCATTCTTCAGCATGGCACTGTTGTTGGTATCCAGCTGCACATACGCCTGCCGCAGAATGGTCTTGAACCAGGGCGGCACCGTGACCACGATCTTGGTCTCCGGCTTCACATCATTCTCCATCAGCTTCTGCACGCCAAGGTCGATCTGCTTCAGGATGTTGTCCACCGTGATTGCGGTCGTACTCTTGAACAGCTTCGGCGCGTCGGCGGTCCCAGCCAGGGCCGCGATGTCCTCGTCCATAGCATTGGCGGTACCCTCGCTGCTCTCAGCGCTCAGGGCATCCATCAGACCGCCCACCGCCTGCCGCCGGTCGATGTCGTCCACCAGATAGTTGAAGTAGGCCACACGGTTGATGACCATATCCACGCTGGTATCCTCCACCGCTTCCGCGTCCTGCAGCACAATGCTGCCGCCCACCTGCTTAGTGATGGTCGGCTTGCCCACGCCCAGCACCTTCACGGTGTCCCCCATCTGCTTCACATCACCCTCATACTTTCGGTTGCAGTCCTCTGCAAACACCATGGCCCGCTCCAGTTCGCGGTTGATCTGCTTGGCCCAAATCTTGGGCGAAAAATTTCTGTAAGACACTTTTCATTCACTCCTTATCTCCACGTTGCCATGCTGCGGCGGATATCGTCGAAATTTCTTTCGATCTGCTCGTCGCTCATAGCCTCTACCTGTTCGCGCGTATAGTACGCACCCTGCCCGGCAGCGCCTGCCTGGATTTTTCCGGTACTGGGCGGCTTGGGGGCGGTGCGCTGCCGTTTTGCCCGCACCGCTTCGTAGGCACTCACCGCGTCAACCTGGCCGGTGGCCATCATGGCCATAAACTCGTCCCCCATCTCGGTCACGTTTTTTGCCTTCTCATCCGGGTACATTTTGCGTATGGCCGCCAGATCCTGCGCAAAGATCTGCTGCTGCATGGCTTCCGCCTGCTGGCGCCGTACTGCCTGGTTTTCCTGGGCCATCCGCCGGAACTCCGGGTCCGTCTGCCGGATAGTGTCCCGCATACTGTCCACCAGACGCTGGGCCGCTTCCGGCTCCACACCGGCCTTCTGTGCCTGGGCAGCAATGGCTGCATTCTGCTTCCATCGGCTCCAGGCTTCCTCATTTGCAAAAGGCTGCTGGGTCACCGGGTCCGTCAGACCGGCTGCAAACTCGGCAAAATACCGCTGCCGTTGCCGCTGTTCCGCCTCCCGGCGCCGCTGTGCGTTCTCCGCATTCTGCGGAGTCTTCCAGTCCTGCGCACCGTCGTGTTCCCCCGCATGGTCCCCCTGCGGTTCCTGCCCATCAGCTTTCCCCGGCCGCACGCTGTTTTCCGCGCCGCTTTCTTCCGGCCTCCCGGCGCCCTCTCCTTCGTTCCCATGTTCCCGCCCGGCGCCTTCCGCTTCCCGCGGATCGTAGTCCATGCCTTCCAAGCTCATACCGTTGTTTTCCAGATCCATCTCTGCCTCCATTTTTTCCCGTTGGTGGGTATTCGGTTTTTTCGCGTCCGCCGCGTATTTTGGTGCAGGTCACCGCCCTCGGGTGTTTGCCCGTCCCGCCGGGTTTATGCAAACCGGCTTTCGCCGGGGTTGCCTATTTCAGTTCCACACGCTGCTGTGCCTGCACCTTCCCGTACTCGCTGCACTGTTTGGCCCGGCAGGCAAGGTCCAACACCCGGTACACCCTGGTCACCGTGTCGGGGCTCTTGTCCCCCTCCACTTCAATGCGTGTCGCCACAATGCCCATTTCACACCGGCACACTCTGCACTGCATTCGCGCCACCTCCCTGCATCGCTGCTTCCTGGATGGCCGCCTGCTGTACGGCGTCCTCCAGGCCTGCTACATTGGCTACTCCCTGCCCCTGGGCCGCAGCCTGCTGCGCGGCCATCTCTTGCTGTGCGGCTTTGCGTTCTTCCAAAATCTTTCGGAACTTGGCTGCCGGCACCGGGCTGTTGGCGTCCAGCACACTCACCCATTCCTCGAACGTGATATGCCCTCCGCCCAGGGCGTTGTCCAGGCTGGTTTGCTGGCTCAGCACGCTGTATGGGTCCGCCGGGCTCACGTCGATCTTGATCTGCATGTCCAGCGCCGCCAACGCCTGCGGGGTGATGATGGCATGCAGCATGCTCTCCCCACCCGCCGGGTCCTTGTACAAGAAGGTCATCCCCTGGGGACTGTAGGCGCACCACAGTTTGTACCAGATCCGCGCCATCTGCTCCACAAAACTCTTGTAGGCAGCTGCCTGGTCATTGAGTACCATTGCCGCCTGGTCCCGCGCCGCTTTAATGGCTTCGCCGCTGGTCTTGGTCACATCCACCTGACCGGTGGCGTTGTCGCTTGCACCTTCCAGTTCCCGTGTGGTGGCAATCAGTTCCTGCTGCAGGGCTGCTCCCTCGCCACTGGTGGTGCGCGGTTCCAGGTACTGTACCACGTTGGTAATGGGCATCCCACTCAGGTTCCGCGCCCGTACCGCGGCGCCCACCTTCTGCAGCGCCGCCGGGTTATCAATCTTTTCGGCGTCATACACTGCGGTGGGGTATCCGTACCGCTTCACGATCAAACTGCGCCGCGCCAGCGTCTTGTTGATCTCGATCTGGTTGGGGATTAGCGGCTCACATTCTCCTACGCCGCGGGCCGAGTTGGGCATATCTTCCCACCGCATCTGCGCGATGGGGTACACATCCATCCCCGGAACGTCCTGCAGCGGCTGATACACCACCTGCTCCGTGCTGCGCCCAAACCGCAGCATTTTACGCACTTCTCCGGGTGCACCTTTCTCATCATCCACAAGGGTGAAATATACCAGACTGGTACATTTACCGTCCCCTTGCTTCACTTCTTCTGCCTGGTTATTGTTGACACGGGTATCCGTTTCTGCATCCGATACGATCAGCTCTATTTGCTCTTCGCTCAGGCCATTTTCCCGAGCTTGCCGCCGTACCACCTCCACCGGAAGCCGCTCAGCAATGATGATCCATGCCTGCTGCTGCAGGTCCTGTTCCTGTTCATCCGCCAGGTATACAGCACTGCGGTCAATCATCCTCACATCGATTTTCGGAGTGGTATCCTGCACCACCGCACTGCTCTCCGGCCTGGTATCGCAGGCATACACATAGCTGTCGCCGGTAATGGCTGCCGCCTTTACCACCTTCCACTTCAGCTCATCCATCCGGGTCCGTTCCCATTCCTCTTTGGCAAAAGAACTCAGCTCGTTGCAGATCTCCTGCAAGATCAGGTTTTCGCTCATTTCGCTGTACACAATGGTTGTATCGGTGGTTGCCACCATGGCGATCTTGTATTTCAGAATCGGTTTGATGATATTCTCCATGGGCAGTTCCTGCCCGCCCTGGCTCATGCCCCACCACTGGTCACCGGTATAAAAATGCCAGCAGCGCTCATCCCGCCTGTACAGGTTCTTGCTTCTGTGGTGTTCCACACCCGCCCGGTATTTCCGCCAGATGTCTGTCACCTGTTTTTCTTCCGTCATACCTTCCACCCATCGTACTGGTCAATAGCTTTCAGCTGTTCTTGCAGTGCTTCATCCACCGGCGCGTCCTGTTCCTGTCGTTTCTCCGCGCTCCCTCCCGCCAGCTTCTCCGGGAGCCGAATTTTCTCCAGTTCCCGGTTGTGCATTATCCGCATGCCATCCCGCACGCCCAGCCGCCAGCACACCACCATTCCCACAGCCAATACCGTCACAACCACGTCATACCACATAGATGTCCTCCCCCAATCCCAGGATTTCGTATGCACTCGACTGCAAACTGCGATCATAGAACACTTCCACGCCGCACATCTTTTCCGGTGGTGGCGGGTCCGCCGGGCTGGACCTGTACACACAGAATCCCCGCAACGCGTCCGGCGCGTGGGTCAGTTCGTGTGGCTCTGTGGCCACATCCTCCGGCCTTTTCTCATCAAACTGCACGGCCGGCAGCGTGCGGATCAGGTTTGTGCAGGTGGAAAAAATGCGCAGCCTCGGCACCGTCTTTCCGTGTTCATCCACAACATCAGCCAGCCATTCCCGTACCGCCCGCCACCCGGCAATACGGTCATTGCTTGTTTTCGTCAGCACCATTCCCGCCTCCGCGAAAAGCTCTGCGGTGCTGCGCCCGCTGTCCCGGTTCCGGTTCCACAGGTCCGGCGGTGCCAACCATGCCTCAATGCGCTCTCCCGGCGGCATGTATTCCCGTACCCGCCGGGCGGCGGCGCTCACAATGTGGCCGCGTCCGTCTGCACCTTTCCCGTTATCCCTGCCTTCATACAGTTCCCGGTATACATATCCCTTTCCCTCTTCATCCACCGCGATCCAATACGCTGCCAGCATATCCAGACCGTAGTCCATCGTCACATACCGCCGCCATCTCGCCTGTAACTCGAATGGCTGTATAGATCGGAAGAGCACACGTCTGAACTCCAGTCACGATCAGATCTCGTATGCCG